ATTCCTTTTAGAATTAATTGCACTCTTAAAAGACTGTAAAATATAGTGCTAAATTTACGTCTTAATCTATCAATAAACTTTTGGAAGTTTAATTCATCACGACTTATTTCACTTGCTCTTCCTAAATTAAATCCTGTTTCACTTAACAATCTTGTGACAGGAACATTTAAAGATTGATATAATTTCTTTTGAAAATATTGTACATCAGCTATCTCGCCTAAATTTTGTCCACCTTGGAGTGTAGTAATTTCAGTTCCTCTACCACCCTCTCTTCTTGGCATCCAAAAGTCTTCAAGCATTGACATGTGTTTACGATCATCTCGTACTTCACCTGTTGATGCATCATATACAACTTTATTTCTAAACTTATTCATGATGTCGTTTACATACTGCTCTGCTTTTAACTTAGGCAGATTACCAACATCAATATAAAATATTCTTCGTTCAGGTGCTCTTGATATTCGATAGATTACTATACTATCTTCTACCATTTTTAACTGGTTCACTGGTTTTATCGCTTTATGTAAATGCGATAATATCATACCAGAATTTAAATCAGTTAATCCTGATGGAGCAAATACAACTGAATCTAAAGATAGTTTAATACCTGTTGCTAAACTATCAGTAATTCCTTTGTCATTGTAAATGTAGTATTCTTGTATATCTTTTACTACGTCAACACCCTTATCATTTCTTTCTTTTTTATAATTCTTAATCTTACGAATTTTACGTGGATCTATAAATCTTAATTCATTAATTCCGTTTTTAGTATTTTTTGGATCTATAACTATATGATAGTACAGTCTTCCATCAACATACCATGTACGAAATATATCATGACCACGTAAATCAAAATCTAATAATTTATAAACTTCTTCGAACTCTTTTCTTATAGCGTCTTTAATATTATCTGAAGCTTTTAGATCATCTAAAACTACGTCAACTGAAAGACGTTGATTATCTAATACAATTGATTCATTTACAATGTCTTCAATTGCATTATCAGCATCTGGGTAATAAGAAACTTCACGATATCTTTTTATTAAATCGTTTTCGCCCTTAATACTCGCATCTAAATCAAGTGTTAATCCATAATATGCCGATGCGTCTGCTACCAACGTCGAACCATCTACATTAGATGGTGTGACAACCGAACTAAGTTCTTTCTTCGGTGTTTTTCTTTTAATCTCAAAGCCAAATAATTCTGCCATAATCTATTTCTAAGTTCTTTTTAGAACTCTGTTATTATATTTTAATTGGGAATGAACCAATTGGTGTATCAATTGAAATATTCACTCCTACACCATCACGTGAAGCTGTATCACTATCAAAGTAATTGTATTGAAATTCAACATCAAACGTTTCAACTGCATTTGCTGTATCATAGTCTAATTGAACTACACCAATAGAAATTGGATAAGCATCAACAAAACGATATGATTTAATAATTGCACCTGAACGATCTAATTGTCTTACTACTAAATCCGTTTGATAATCTCTTGGATTTACACGACCATTAGTTGTTTGATAATTTTGAATACCATTTGACCAACGTTCCATCGCATTTCTTACATTGAAATTTGTATCATTGTAAACTGTGACAGTCCATGGAGCAAATGTTCTTTCTCCTGCAAAATTAACAGCACGACCACGATATTGAACTGGAATGTTCTCTATTGTGCTTGCTGGTAATTGTGCTGCTTTACATAAAAATTGTGCTTGTGCACTTGCCAAAATCCCTGCAACAACGTAGCTAGGGAAAATTAACTCAACACGAAATTGATTGGGACGTGCTCCGCCACCAGTCATTTGTGCTTTAAAATCTGCTATATCAGCCATTTAAGTTTCTCCTTTAATTATTAGCCACCGATTTCACTAAAATTAACACTTGATCTTGCTGCTACAAATGTTAGATTAATGAAGTTGATTGAGCGATTAGGTTTAATGAAAATGCTTGCTACAAATTCATTTCTGTCGATTACTTCACCTGTATTATTTGTTTCATCACACACAACTCTAAAATCAGTAATACCACGACGACCTTGTACGTCTCTTAAGAATGGTTCTATTTGATTTTTGAATTGAGCACGAGTGAAAGCATCATTGAACTCAAACAATTGTGCTTTCGCAGCAATTGAGATCGCTTTTTCTAATACAATGAATAATCTTCGTACATTGATTCTATCGAAAGCACTTGGTGCTGACAATAAAGTTTTGTCTCCAAATAATTGTGTTCCTTCTCCTGGAAACGTCACAACTGGATTTACACCTTTTTGATAAAGTGAATCTCTTTGTGTTCTATTTGGATTAAATGCTAGTTTAACAACATTTTTAATTTGACCACGATTTGCACCTGCTGGTGAATACCATGGATCTTGAGCATAATCTGTTCTTGCGGCAAGACCAGCTACATCACCATTTAATGGGACATAACGATACTTGTCATTATAACGATCATACTGGAATTTATAACCAGAATCTAATATAGCATAAGAAGAACTTGGAAGTGCTGTTCTATATGTTATAATATCTGCTACTGGTGTCGCTGAAGCATCAGAAATATAAGAACCACCTGCTGCTTCTGGAGAGATAAAAGCTACTGCATCTTTTCTTACTTCTACGACGCTATTAATTACATAAGTTGCTGTTGCTGCTGTCGCTTTTCCTAAAAGGACTAACGATATGTCAAGCTGATCGTTTGCAAACAAAGCATAACCTGTTTGAATGTTTCCTGCAGTTATACCTGCATAATCATCAACACCACCAGTTAAAGAAGCATTTAATGCTGCTGTAATGTCTTTGTATGGTTGTGCTGCTGGAGCTGTACCCCAAGCAACTGCACTAGCATTAGCTGCATTATTAACTTCTGCTGATTGAGTTGGATGATCCATCCACCAAATGTATTTTGAATTTGAATTGATTACATCTCTGTAATAATTGTTTGAACCATCAGATTTTTTAGCACCTGATGCTTTTGAAACATATTCAAATTTTTCTAAGATTGTACCAGCTGTGCCAGTAAATAATCCATCTTCATCGATTACGATAATATGAATTTCATCATTAGATACGTTATTTGATGTTGCCCAAGCTGATGTGTCTGGCGATCTATCAAAGCTAGTTTCATAAGTCCAACCTGTGAAAGTCGACTTATCAGCCATTGATACTTTTAAAGAATTGCCACGTGCTCCAGCCCACTTAGCTGCGAACTCGCCAACAGTTCCTTGACCACCTGCATATGATGATAAGTATTGTTCTGCGTTTTTAATTTTAACTGCGGTACCACTAATTCCTGCATTTCTATCAGTTGAACCATTTCCTCTTACTACGAATAAATTATTCGAGTATGATAAAAAGTTAGCTGCAGTAAAAAATGATTCAAAAGTTGAATCATCTGGTGTACCGAATCTTTCTACTAATTCGTTTTCGGATGTAATTTGCACTGGATCTTCGATTGGTCCCCATGCGAATTTACCTACAAATGCACCTGCACTTGTGGCAACATTAGGAACTATGCTTGTGAAGTCCTTTTCTGTGACAATTACTCCTGGACTTAATTGGAATGCCATTTTGCTCTCTCCTCTTTAATTATTGACACGTTTCTTGACAAACGTGCTATTTCTCTTACCTATTTAGTTTTTTCAAAAATTCGAAGGGTTTTCTCGGTCATTTCCATCATTTAAGAAGCCAAATGGAGTCAACTCTTCTTCAATCTCTTGTATTTGTTTTTTATATAACTCTTTTCTTATATTTACGTCCGTTATTTCTCTAAAATATACGTCAGCTGTAAGCCAAGCAAAGAGTACACACGTCATCACTAAATCATCAGTATAGCCATCGTCAGCTGAAAAATAACCATTTTTGCTGATAAATGTAGTTAATTCGCTAATAATAGTTGAATCAAATATTAATAAACTATTATTCTCAATTAAATTCTTTAATATGCTACAACCTTTTCTTTTTACAGATACATCAGTTGTGACACCTAGTGCACTTGATTTGTCACCAAATCCACCAGTAATTCTTTGTCCTTCATTCTTAACTCTTGCAACAAAGATAATATTCTCGTATTCTAATTCATTATGTAATATATAGGGAACTGTTTCACCACTATTAATTTCAATTAACACAAAAGCATTATTATAATCTTTTCCAAT